ACGGAGATTGACCCAACACGCACGGATGGTCGGCTTCGCATCAAGTGGTCGCAGCCGCACTCATGGGCGACAGCCGAGCGGTCGTTCGCCAAAGACCTGCTGCGACTCCAGCAGGAGTTCGGCTTGACCCCCAGCAGCCGATCACAGGTGACGATCCATGACAGCGTTGAAGAAGATCCAGTTGCAGCCTTTGTCAAAAAGCGAAGCGGTGGAGCAGGGGCTTGATTGGTACTTCAACACGAAGCGTGCGGAACACGCGCTGGAGTTCTTCGGCGGCTGGCTGCGTCACAGCAAGGGGAAGTTCGCTGGCAAGCCGTTTGACCTACTGCCGTGGCAGCAGGAGATGCTGGCCGAGTTGTTCGGCTGGCTCCGCGTGGAAGATGATACACGACGCTACCGAGTCGCGTACATCTCGACGGCGAAGAAGTCTGGCAAGTCCACGCTGCTCGCTGGCATAGGGCTCTACCTGCTCGTCATGGATGGCGAGAACGGGGCAGAGGTCTACGGTGCGGCTGCGGATCGTGAGCAGGCTTCTGTGGTCTACAGGGAAGCGGCCAGCATGGTGCGAGCCTCGCCGCAACTCTCCCGCGTGCTGGAGGTGATTGACTCTCGGCGAACCATCGCCTACCGCAAGGAGGCATCGTTCTACCGCGTGCTGTCTGCCGATGCGTTCCGTGCGGAAGGCTTGAACATCCATGGCCTCCTGTTCGATGAACTCCATGCCCAAAAGGATCGCCGTCTATGGGATGCACTTCGCTACGGCGGTGCCGCGAGAGAGCAGCCGCTGCTCTGTTCGATTACCACGGCTGGCTACGACCGAAAGGGCATCTGCTACGAGCAGTACCAGTACGCCCGCTCCGTGGCCGCAAACTGGAAGCACGACCCGACGTTCTTCCCCTGCATCTACGAGATGGAGGAGGGGGCTGATTGGAAAGACCCAGACGTGTGGCCGCAGGCCAATCCGTCATGGGGCGTGACGATCAAGCCGGATGACTTCGCTGCCGATGCCAAGGAGGCAGAGCAGTCGCCGACAAAACTCAACTCTTTCCTGAGATACCGGCTCAACACGTGGACCACATCCGATGTTCGCTGGCTGTCCCCGGAGATTTGGCAGCAGGGGTCGCTGCCGCTGCACGACTTCAACGACCGGCCCGTCTACGCCGGGCTTGACCTCGCCACCACCTACGACCTGACGGCCCTCGTCCTCATCTGTCCAGACCCCGAGGACGGAAGCCTAGATGTGCTGCCGTTCTTCTGGATTCCCGAGGCGAACGCCGCCGAGCGAAGCCAGCGGGACAAGGTGCCGTACCTCGATTGGATTCGGGACGGGTTCATCAAGGTCACGGACGGGAATGTCACCGACTACACCGTCTTGCATCGCGATCTGGTCGAAATCTGCACCAAGTACGGCGTTCGGCAACTGGCCGTCGACCTCAAGTTCAACGGCCAGATGATCGCCAATATGCTGCAAGGGGACGGGGTGGAGGTGAGAGGATATCCGCAGGGCGGGCGCGCCATGAGTGCGCCTGCCAAGGCACTGGAGAACCTGCTCGCCAACTCCAAGATTCGCCACGCGGGACATCCCGTGCTGGGTTGGTGCGCCGGGAACGCCTCCGTCCACGAGGATCGCTACGGCAACATTTTCCCGAGCAAAGCCAAATCCACGGAACGCATCGACGGCATCGTAGCCTTGTGCCAAGCAATCGGATGCTGGATGGGCAACGAGCAGAAACCTGCTGACACGCCAGAAATCTTCTTCATATGATCGCCGCGAACCAACAGCACCGCATCCTGTGGCTCCCCGGTGAGGAGCGGATGTGGGACGATGACTCGTCCAGCCGCCCCGGTGCTGGCGTGCGGATCAACTCTGAAAACGCGCACACCGTATCCGCCGTGTTCGCCTGCACTCGCATCCGTGCCGAGACGGTCGCCAGCCTACCGCTCCACGTGTACGAGCGAACGCCGGGTGGCGGCAAGCGGATCGCACGGGAACTCCCCCTGTATCGGCAACTGCACACGCAGCCCAACAACTGGCAGACGTCATTTGAGTGGCGCGAGCAGTTGGTCATGCACGTTGACCTGTGGGGCGATGCCTTCTCCGAACTCAAGGCCGGGAAGATCGAACCACTGCACCCGAGCCGCATGAAGAACGAGCGGCTGGAGAACGGCAGCCTTCGGTACAAGTACCGCGAAGCCACCGGGCAAGAGCGGCCAATCGCACAGGACTTGATCCTGCACATTCGCGGCCCGTCCGATGACGGCGTGAACGGCATCAAGATTGTGGAGGAGTGCAAGGCTGCAATCGCATTGGCTCGTGCCTGCGAACTACACGGCGAGCGATTCTTCTCAGCCGGGGCACGCCCCGGCTTTGTTCTGTCCACCGAAGGCCAACTCAACGCCGAGGCTCGCGAGGCACTGAGGTCGCAGTGGGATCGCAGGCACGGCGGCGTCGGCAACGCGCACAACACAGCCGTCCTCACTGGCGGACTGAAACCGTACGAGGTTCCGCAGACCACCAACACCGAGGCACAGTTCCTTGAACTGCGGCTGTACCAGTTGAGGGAGATCGCCCGCCTGTTCCGCGTTCCGGGTTATCTGCTCGGTCTGGAGCCGGGCACGCCGCAGGCCGAGATTGAGTTCGTGACGCACGGCATCATCCCGCTGCTGCGCCGCATTGAGACGGCGATGATGCGTGACCTGCTCGGTGGCGATGATCGCTACCTCATTGAGTTTGACGTGCGTGGCCTGCTTCGCGGCGACTCCGCGAGCCGCGCTGCCTACAACCGGGCGATGTGGGACATCGGCGTCGTGTCCACCAACGACATACGAGCCAGCGAGAACATGGACCCGGTGGAAGGCGGAGACATTCGCTACCGGCCGCTCAACATGGGCACGCTCGGCGAGCAGGCTTCCGAAGCCGACGTGCTGGCACAGCAGCAACCCGGCAGTGGCATCGACGGGCAAGGCGTGGAGGGCGGCTTGGCTGCCGCATCCGGCGAGCCGCAGGGCGATCCGGCACAGCCCGAGGAGCCGCAGGTTGCCGACGTGTCGCTCAACGGGGCACAGATCAACGGACTCATCGCGATCCTGTCGCAGATTCCGGCTGGCCTCATCACCAAGGACGGGGCGGCGGCACTCATCGCTGCGTCGTTCCCGAGCGTAAACGCCGCACAGATTACGGCGATTCTGGACGGCGTGAACGTCGCGGCACCGGCTGCGCCAGCCACGCCGCCCGTGCCACCGACAGCCCCGGCCCCCACCAGATCGCTGAAAGAAGCGAGGGCCATGACCATCTCCATCGACTTCGACAGAACCTTCGCGGCTGACCCGTCACTGTGGGGCGAGTTCGCCCAGCAGGCGAAGGCAGACGGCAATACCGTCGTGATGGTGTCCCGCCGCGAGGATACACCAGAGGATCGCCAGACGATCACCAGCACGCTCGGCGATTACGCCGATGCGTTCTCTCAGGTGCTGCTCGTCGGTGGCGACACGCTCAAAGATGACGCAGCCAAGGCTGCCGGTATTGAAGTCGACGTGTGGGTGGACGACGCACCGCAAACGGTCAAGCGTGGGAGGGGCAAGCGTGGCGGGTAAGTACGACCACATCGACTTCACTCCTCCGCAGGGAGTGCGAGACGAAGCACAGAAGGGTCTTGATTGGCGCAGCGAGTTCGGTCGCGGCGGCACGGCGGTTGGCATCGCACGCGCTCGCGATCTCTCCAACGGTGCGACGATCAGCCCCGACACCGCACGCCGAATGAAGGCGTACTTCGACCGGCATGAGGTTGACAAGCAGGGCGGCGGTTGGTCGCCCGGTGAGGATGGGTTCCCCTCCAACGGCCGCATCGCGTGGGCACTGTGGGGTTCCGATCCGGGGTATGCGTGGAGCCGCAAACTGGTGGAACAGATGAACGCCGCAGACGAGGAGAATCGCAGCATGGCAATCGAACGTCGCAGCCTGTACGAAGAGGAGAACGGCACGCTGCCGCTGCTCCGCATTGAGTCCCGCAGCGAGGACGGAGCCGCCGAGTCGCGGTGGATCGTCGGCTACGCCGCCAAGTTCGGCGTCAACTCGCTCGA